GGACCGCTTGCGGCGTGGTTCTTTCGGACGGACCAAGCCTACCGAACCGGGCTCGTGGCTTAACTGCCATAGCGCCGGCTTTATAGCGTCCGGAGGTTCAGAGCCGCGCGACGATCAGAACCGCGACCAGCAGGATTCCGGTCAAATCCGCCGCGTACCAGCTGAAGCCTTCCTGCTGCCAGGCGCTGATGACGGTCACGGCCAGGAGCGCGAGCCCGCCGGCGGCCAGCGCGCGCGCCAGCTGCATCATGCGTCGACCTTGACGCGCACGACGTAGCGGTCGGTCTTCGGATCAGGCCCGCCGACCAGGCTGCGCTCTGCCGCCGCCTGGAACTCTGCGCGGGTGATGTCGATGCTGCCGCCCTGGCGCAAGAGCGTCGCGATGAACAGCGCGTGCAGGATATGCGCGCCCATACACGTGTCCGCGGCGGTCTCCAGCGCCTCCCGCGGGTCGCCGTCGAGCCGCGCCGCCATGCCGCGCAGATAGCGCGCGAGCGCCGGCAGCCGGTCGACGTAGCCCGTGAGCGGCTCGTCGGTCATGTCAGGATGAAGACCCCGAGCGCTGTTAACCAAGCTCCGGTTAACGCGGCGCCGCGATCATGGCCAGTTCCTCGGCTGGTCGGCGTTCTCGAGTACGCGCCGCGTCCAGTCGTCATGCTCGGCCGGGAACGCCGTGTTGAGCAGGTTCTCGGGCTTGGGCGCCTGCAGTTTGGCGAGTTCGACCGCGAGCGCGACGTTCGCCTCGCTCAGCCGCGCCATCTGCCGCCGCCAGCGCTCATAGCCGGCGGCGTCCAGCACGACATAGCGGAAGCCGTTCGGCGCCGGCGCGCCGACCTCGGCCATCGCCCATCCGCCCGGGCGGATTGCCTCGATGGCCGTCAGTGGCCGCTGGTTCACTGCGCGGATTGCCTCGATGGCCGCCATGACCGACGCTTCCGTCAGCGCCAGCGCTTCCTGCGGCGCGGCGGCGATCTGCTGCAGGGCCCGCTCGGCTTGCAACGTCGCCTGCCGCAGCTCGGCATCCGGCATCGTCGGCGTCGGCAGCTGCGCGAGCGCCAGGGTGATGATCTCCTGCCAACATTTCGCCGAGGTCGGCTTAGATTCGCCCACGATGAACCTCCTGTTCGGCTGTTGGCAGTGGCGGCAGCAAATGCCATACGCCAGCATTCGAAGAATAGACGATGTGATAGAGGGGCGACTGCACCGCGGCAGCAACGGCAATTTGTGCTATTTCTGGCGGAGTAGTCGGGAGCGCGGCCGCTTCTGACATACAAGGACATTCCCTGATGGAGCCCGATACTATCGTCCTCTCGACCACGCCCGAGGCATTCCGGACGATCGTGATGCCTGGCAAACGCTGGTATCCGCTGAGCCAGCCGAACCCGACGCTCGCGAACATTCTCGCCGAACGCAAGGTGCGGCGCAGACGGTTGCATTTTGCAGCGCTCTACATCTCCGCGCCGGAGTCGGCGATCTGCTACCGCGCCAGGATCAGCAGCATCGACGGCCAGGAGTTCCGCTTCGCGGCGATCGTGGAGATCAAGCCGGTGCCGCTCAAGAACCGCGGCACGCTACAGTATCCCAAGCTGAAGCTGCTGCAGTTCCCGCTGATCCACCATACGCAGCTCGACGACGCCCGCTCGATGGTCGACCTTATGACGATCGGCGAGGTTTCCGCTGAGCGGCGAGCTGAAGCGCAGGCGCGCGCCAGGCTGGCGATGAAGCGCGCGCTCGCTGAGGTCGTCGAGGCGAAGTCGCTGGCGGCGGCGAAGGCGATCGCGCAGGCGACGCTCGACCGGCTGATCAAAACGCATCGCCAGGACCGTCAGGGCTGGCTGGACGGGCTTGAGGACGCGCCGGCGCCAGCCGACGGGGCGAAGCGCTAGCCGCCCTCAGCGGGCGTCCTACGCGTCGCTGGCGGGCCTTTGATGCGATACCAGTCCTGCTCGTGCGGCGGGTCGGTCAGGACGGCGCCCCAGAGCTGGCCCTCCTCGTCGAGGGCGACGAGCATCGGATCATCGTCGCTGTCGCGGGTCGCGACCAGCTGGACGATGCGGGCAGACTGGCTCGGCTCGGTCATGCTGGCGTGTCCTCGTCGCTTTTCCAGTAAGTGTCTATGGAAACTTTGGTATTCGCGACGGATATGTCATTAAATCCGTCAGCAAACTTCAACAACGACGCCCGAAAAGCTTCAGCTTTTTCTGTGGCTGACCAAAGGTTCGACTCCTCTCTCATAGTTATTACATAATCTGATCCATACTTGGTATTGCAGTATATCTTCTCTATTCCGAGCGTTGTTTCATAAGGCATATCACGAACGACCTGCGCCAGTAGGTCGAACTCGTCTTGCTTGCGGTAGCGACTTTCCAGCCGAACCCCGCGAACGACGACATGGTCGAACAGCGAGGTCGGAGTTTTCTCATCATCCGGCATCGATTTGCCTCCGGGCGGTTGCGGGCCAGCCGGAGGCTCGCTAGAACGAGCGCGCGACAAGAGTTACTCCGGCTTGGAACGGCTCGCCTTTGCCAGAGGGCGAGCCGTTCGTTTGTCCGCGGTTAGCCGCTTGACGTCAACCGCTCGCTCAGTTCTGGCGGCAGTGACGCAAGCGGCAGTCGCAGGCAGGGCCGCCGGGTCTTGCCGAAGCGCTGCTGCTGATAGCGCGTGATACAGCCTGGCAGGCGGGCGAGCGCTTCGGCGTATCCCTTGAACGTCGCGGTCAGCCGAGGATGCCCACGGGCCACAAAAAGCGTTTTATCGCGCACGAACAGCCCATTCCTGCGGTCGCCCAGCAGCTCGATCAGCGCCGCCAGGGCGATCTCGCCGGCGAAGCTGGGCGGCGGATCGTCGAACCAGTGACCGTCGATCCAGCGGCCCGGGCGGGAGAGGTTGTTCATAACTCTGTGAATACCATGGCGAACCTTGACGCAAACCACGGGCGGCCATAGGTTTTGGCTTGTGGGAGACTTTCTAAGGTTAACTGGAGCGACTTCCCGGGGCGGCAGTTTGTGGTGAACTGGCCGCCCCATCTACGTACGCCGCTGACCGCACGATGGTATGTCTGTCATCTGATTGACTCCATTGGCGTTGTTGACGCTCTGCACGGAGTCGGCCAGAATGGCGGCTGACTCATGGATCCTCCTTCGTAGTCTCCGAAAGTCTCCGAACGGCTCCATGACAGAAGCGCCTCGGTCTCCCAGACCGGGGCGTTTCGCTTTTAGGCTGCTCGGCGAGCGTGAGCTGGCCGCCCCATCTACGTACGCCGTTGCGTCAAACTGGCGGATATCCTAGGTTTTTCGAGGTTCTGGCGCTCGTGACGGAGCCGGTTTATTGTGCATAGCAGCGGCGTTTTGTGCCACCGAGCCGTAACGACAACGAGGCAGTAAGATACTGATATAAGGCTACATTACAGTATTTTAATTCGTTACTGTCCGTAGGCTGTCCGTAGTAATCGGTCAGCAACTCCTTGAAAACAAATCTGTCCGTCTTGTCCGTAGCTCGGCGAAAAAACGTCCTCGCGCGCGTGAAGTGCATAAATGCAACACATGTGTGTGTCTTTTCGGCACTTCACACACGCGCGATCACATGCGTGCGCGCGAGACCGGACACTACGGACAAAGCAATCTAAGAAGGGAAGAGAGAGAGAGAAGTACTTGATAAGTCTCTCTCTCTCTCTCTCTTCTTTCTGTCCGTTCCTTTGTCCCGGAGCTGTCCGCAACAGGCCGTCATCGGTATCGGATTGTCACCGACCCCATCGCGCGCCAGGGAAACCGCAAAGCTAGCGCTCGGAACGGAAACGGAATTGTCTTGGATCTTTTCGCAACGGTCTGTCGTCAGTATCGGGCTGTCACTGACCCCAGTCGTTCACCAGATCGACCATCGCGCGCCAGGGGAACCGCAAAGCATTCCCGCGATCTCCGCCGAAGCGCTGACGCTGATAGCCGCCGACACGGAACGGAACACGCTTCAACTTCTCGACCCAATTCGCGCCGGGAAACCGCTTGGCATAGAACTGATCTAGCTCGCTGTTGTTAATATTGAAGGCGACATCTTCATCGATCAGGCGGAAGCCATTATCGGCGAGCGAGACTCGCGCCTCATTGGCGTTGAACCAAAGACCTGGCAGGCATTCAGTGTCGCTGCATTCGCGCGCAGTCTTCAGCGCCTGGTAGACCGACGCATGATAACCGCGCTGCGCAGATATCCGGATTTGCCAGAACAGCGCGGCGCGCAAAAAGCGCAGCGGGTCGTTCATGGTTTCGCGTTCAGCGATGACTTCCTCCCAATTGAGCAGGTCGACAAGGCGCGCGACCTCAGCTTCGGTCGGCACGTGATCATTGCAGCGGACCCAATGCCCGGCGAGCAAGCTCCCCCATTGGTCGCCGATGCGACCGTCGCCGCGGCTGCGGACCTCATTCATGAATAGCGGCATGATGACGTCATGCATCTGGCGACCGCGCTGCATGGTCCGCAAACGCGCCTGGCGTGAGCGCTCGACCGCAAAGCTCTTATTGGTTTGCTGCGTCAGCTCGTTGAAGCGCTTGACGACGAGGGCGCCGCTTTCATGTGGCGCAAGTTCGCAGACGGTCATGCGCGAGCGATCGGCGGGATTGATCAGATAGGGGTTCGTGCCGATCAGGCAGGCCATCGCGTTCGGCTCGCTCGCCTGGCCGAACTTGATGATCTGGCCGCGCTGATTATCGGAGCAGACGCGCAAATAGCGCAGCAGCGAGGCGATATCTTCCTCGCGTTCCTCGATCAGCAAAGGCAATGCGTCGACCCCGAGCTGCTGGCGGATGCCGGGTTCCGACGTGTCGCCGGTCGCATAAAGCGCGCAGCCGTCGTCGATGCCGAGCGCTGGCTTGATGACCAGCTCAGTGAAGGTCGTCTTGCCACTGCCGAACTCGCCGGTCAGCCAAAGATGCGGCCGCCACTTCCAGAGCGCGCAGAGCGGCGCCAGCGTGAGCCAACCGCTGACCGCATAGGCCATGAGCGGATCGATCCAGGGGAATTGTTGGATCAGGTCGAAGGTCTCGGCGCCTTCTCTGGCGGTTGCCTCGCGCTCGGCATCGAAGCCGGTTATGACCCGGCGGTTCGTTTCATAGATGAAGTCTGAGCGGATTGCCTCGATGTCCTGATGGTCGCCATTGACGAACAGCTTGCCGCCGCAATGGTAGAACTGCTGCTCGTTATCGAAGTACCCGCCGAGCCCGCGAACCGGCGCGGTGTATAAGCCGACGGCATCGGAAAGCCGGACCAGCGCTTCCGCAGCAGCTGGCCATTTCACTTTCTTGCCGTCGGGAAAATTCGCCAGCCAGACCCCGAACGGCGCGATGTTCTTCAGGTTCTTGTCGGTCAGATCGCTGCCTTTGTAGGAAAGAACCTGCTTCTTCGCCTTGACCCAGAAGTAGTAACGATCACGGTTGAAGCCGAGCATGCGAAAGAACCTGTTCAGCTCGGCTTCCAGCTCCGCGGTCGGCGAGCCGTTGACCATCTCCGCGACTTTGACGACAGCTGGATCCTCCGGGATATCCTCGAAGCTCATAGGATCCGGCATCGTCAGTCTCCTTTGATGTAGTCGTTAAAGTCCTTGCCGCGGGGCGGGCTTTTGCGGATCACGCGAAAGTCCTGGTCCTCGAAAGCGGCTGCCGCTTCGAGCGCGCCTTTGCGTCCGTCCGCGTCGTTATCGACCAGCAGAATGATGCGCGGGGTTGCCGGCGGGATGACGACCCGGCGGCTGTTGCCGACGCCGCAGGAACACCAGACGCTGCGGCGCTCTTTCATCAGCATGGCAGCCGAGAGGCAGGTCTCGACGCCCTCGCCGAGCGCGATCTCGTCGCCGGCAGCGTAAGGCGTGAGAATGGCGGCAGCGCCGCCGATCAGGCCGAGCGTCTTTGGCTTGCAGCGCTGACCGTTGATCCAGAGCTTGTCGCTGCCGTCCGGCTGCAGATAGATGCGCTGAACAGCGATCAGCTCGCCAGTATCAAAGCGCCGCAGCGGCACGATGATCGCCGGAAACTGACCGAGCAATTCTGGCTTGCTGTCGCCTGGCACGACATAGCGGCAATGCGACAGGAACTTCATGTCGTCGGGAATGAGGGTGATCTTGCGCGTCTCGCGCAGATAGGTCTCGCCGATCGTGCCGCGAACATCGCGCGCGATGCGATAGATCTGGCGCGCAGCTGCGTTTGTGTCGCGCTTCGGCGGCGGTTCATAGGCAACCGGAGGCGCTTCGCCGAGATACTGCTTGCCAAACAGGACCGCCTGGCTGGTCGTCAGATTCAATCGTTTTTTCAGCCAGCCGATCGGGTCATGGCTCGGGCCGCCGGCGTAATCCTGGCCGCGACCCATCTGCGGCCCGGCGATGTAGATTGCAGCGCTTTCGCCGCGCTGATCATCGTCGAGCGACGCGACGCGGACCTCATTGCCGTGACGCTTGCCATTGCGGAACAGTTCAAGGCATAGCCGCTCAGCGTGCGGACGCAGCTGGTCCGCAACCTCGCGAGCGGCGCCCGTGGTAAAGGCGCGCTTCATGTGTGGAGCTTTCTCAGGTTAAGGAATTACCGGGTGCGACGTCCTTTGAAGTCGAACTGTCATGGAGACTCCGGCGACGCCGGGAGTCAATGAGTCAATGATCCGGATTGGAAAAAACGCCGGATTACATATGCACTCGCACCGCTGCGAGCAGAACCGCTTGAGCGCTCAGAGCTTTTTCACGTCATCCACACTGCGCGCGAGAACGTACACGCCGCCGAGTTCTGTCCAGCGCTTCTCGAAGTTCTTCTGGTTCGGTCGCTGATGATCGCCGGGCGCTTTGACATCGACCGCTATGCCCTGACCCAGGATGGTTCCGACCATCTCCGGCGTGATACGGACGGCACGAATGCCAATGAGATCACCAGAACCAGTCAATCCGAACGTGACGAAGCTGTCAGCCCCCTTGAATCGCGCGACGCCCGTCGGGTGGTTCCAGATCATCATGTCGCGACGTTGGCCCAGCTCGCAGAGGCATTTGGCTTTCAGGACGGCATGCGGCGTGCTCAACCGAATATCTCGTCTTGCTAGTCCCGAGCGCGGGATCGCCGCGACGATGGGCGCGGACCTGGATCTCTAGCGTGCCGCCACGGATTCGCCGAACATGCGAGCGCACGAAGTGATCACACTTGCGGCCGACGATACGCCCGGCCGGTTCGAGCTTGCCGTCCTCGCCTTCGTGTTCCGGCGCGTCGATCTCAAGCAAGACCTCGTGCCAGTCCTGCAGCCTCGTCTTGCCGCCGGCGCGCGTGATCTCCCGCTGCAACCCCTTATGCGGGGCATGCGCGCGCTGCCGGATCAGGCGCGGCGTATTGATGATCGCGAGATGACCGTAAAGATCGAGGACGATCGAGCTGACATATTCCAGGAATCTCTCGCGATCGAGATCGGTCTTGCCGCAAAGCATATGGCGCAGATCGAAGCTGGCGCGGCGTGAAACCTCGATATGCGGGCGGCGCAGCACGGTCCCGTGCATCGGTAGGAAGCCGACGGAAAGCAGATAAGCCGGATCACGCTCGCCAAGCCAGAACACGGTCGCGATTTCCGCGGTATCCTGGAACATCGTATGAGTGACTTGCGCTGGTCGCAGATAGGCTCCGCAACGGATCGGATGATTATATGACCACTCGATCCATGTATGCGGCGACGGCAGGAACATCAGCCGGTCGTCATCGATGCCGCGAAACAGGTCGTCTTCGAAGTGGATGATCTTGCGCAGGACGGTGTTGCTCAACTCGATGACCTGCGACACTTCGAACATCGCGCATTGCGGCAACACCTTGAGAAAGTCGATGTCGTATTCAGGCGTCATTATTAATTGCTGATCTTTAAGCGGCTTCAACGCATCCCGCATGATCCATTGCGCGAGCGGTGTCATGGCCAGAAGCTCCCGAGCCCTCCGAGCGTGTTCAGCATGCCGAGACCGAGACCAGGAAACGGGTTCGGTCCCGGATACTGTTGCGCGGCGCGCGCATTGTAGGCGAGCCACGCTGCGTCGTAGACGCAATTCTGCAAGGCTTGCGAATTCAGATAGGCTTGCTGCAGCGGCAAGTTCTGCTGCTGCGCGCTTGCCCAATAGGGATCCGCGAGACCGTTCAAGGTGAAGTCCGGCAGGATCGCCTTTTCCATCTGCCGCTGCGCCGCGAAATAGCGATCGAACGAGTGATCGATCTCTTCCCGCGCCGGCATGGCGCGGCTGCCGATGATGTCATTGACCAGAACTTTGCGACGCCGGCGAATGCGCCGCAGCTTAACGATCAGGTAATTCCAGAGGAACGCCAAGTTCTCGGTTAAGCTGCGCGTCTTGTTGTTCGCGCATCTGCTGCCAGACCCATCCTGGCCGATAGCCGTTTCGATCGGCATAGTCGCGCAGCTCCTGCTCGCTCATTCCCGGAACACCGTCACGATACCAGCGCATCCGCGCTTCCTCGAACGGATGCTTCTTCGCCCGCGGCGCTTTCGGCTTCGGCGCGGTCGCCTCGTCGACTTCCTGTAGGCGCCCGTCGTCCTGCTGTGGGATGCGCCGCCGGTTGATCGGAAACTCGTAGCCGCAGGCGGGACATACCGGCTCGGGCGGCGACATGACGTAGAAGCAGCGCTCGCATTGTCGCGTCGGCTGCGCCTTCTTTTCGTCGAGCTTCGCGCCTTCTTCGAGCGTGACCTCGACGTCCGCGGTCAGCAGCCCGTGCTGGTCGACCAGCCCGGCGTGATCGAGCATGATGCAGTCGCTCTTGCCGGGTGAGATGCGCAGGCCCCGGCCGGCCGCCTGACGGTAGAGGCAGAGCGATTTTGTCGGACGGGCGAGGATGATCGCGCTGACGTGCGGGATATCCGTGCCCTCGGTATAGATGCCGACATTCGTGACGACCTTGAGCCGGCCATCTTCGAGCATCCGATAGACGTCATCGCGGACCGCTTTCGGTGTCGTCGCGTGCACGCAGGCGGCGGCGATGCCCTCGTCGCGGAACTGCTCGGCGATCATCTCCGCGTGTTTGACCGTAACTGCGAAGGCGACGGTCGGCCGGTCGCGAGCGAGGTTCTTCCAATGATCGACGATGTCGCCGACCATGTTCTTGCGCGCCATGACTGCTTCGAGATCGTCTTCGGAGTAGTCGCCGGCGACATCGCGCACGGCCGAGAGGTCCGGCTTCGATGGCGCGTAATGCACGGGTGGAACCAGATAGCCGAGGGCAATCAATTCCTTGACGCCGGCGATCTCGACCAGCTCGTTGAACGTCCCGCCTAGACCCTTGCCGTCCAATCGGTAAGGCGTCGCGCTCACGCCCAGGATCCAGCGCGCATTCGCCTCTCTGATGACCCGCTGATAGGTATCAGAGGCGGCGTGATGCGCCTCGTCGATGACGATCAGGTCCCACGGCAGATAGAGCGCGCGGGCGGAGAGGGTCTGGATCGAGGCGACCTGCACGGGCAGTTCGAGCGCCTGGCGCGGATGGCCGCTCATGATCACGCCATGCTGCGTCAGGTCGTATTCGTCGAGGCGCCGGGAGGCCTGGTCGATCAGCTCCCGCCTGTGAGCGAGGATCAGGCAGCGCTTGCCGCGTTCCATCACGCCGCGGACGATGAAGGCGAAGATCGTCGTGTTGTGTGTGACCGTGAAATCTCCGAGCAGGAAGAGACCGTCGGGACCAGCCAACTGAAAGCCGTAGTAATCGCCCTCGCCGACGCTTTCGACGGTGATGCTGCTGATGTGACCACGCGCGGTCCAGCCTTTCAGGGACGCCCGAACATCGGGCGTCTGAGCGAGATAGTCTGCGACGGCAATATTCTGCAGCAGCGCGCCGCCGATCTTGAGCGACAAAATATGCGAGCGATTGACCGTATACGCGTCGGCCTTGTCTTGGGTAACGCGGAACATTTCCTCGCGGCCTTGAGCCAGCGAGATGACCTCACGCGGGCGACTATCCGGCCCCATCAGCCGGTCGCCGAGACGGATATCCTCGACGGCGCGGACGCGCCCATCGAACAGCAGCACGGGCGTCCCCGGCGCCAGACATTTGCCCGAGCCGCACGGCCCCATGAGCATGATCTTGCGCACGCCGCGACCCATCGCCTCGCGGACCTTGTCGAGCGCGACCGACTGGTAGGGGCGAAGCTCGATCATGCGGCGCCTTCCCGGACCCAATCGTTCGGCGTGACCTTGCCTTTGGTCAGGACCTCGATATCGCGCATCCGTTCCCAGCTCGGCCGCCGGCCGTGCATGACATAGCGGCGGATCGCCGAAGCATCGACCGCCGGCTGATCGTCATGCATGCGGGTCAGCATGCCGGCGACTTCGCTGTAGTTGTAGCCGTGTTGGTTCATCCATTCATCGAGTGTCATTGCCTTCATCCGCGCTTGACGGGCTAGGCCTAGCAGGCTAAGCGTTTCTGGTCAATCCCGGAGGTTTTTCATGGACTACCCGATCGCCACAATCGGCGATATCGCGGACCGTATCGAGCGCATCGTGCGCGATCCGAGCTTCGATATCCAACGCCTGCGCGAGGCCTTGGAATTCCAGCGCGAGCTGCTGAAAGACCATAGCGTCCGCGTGTTCAACGCGCAGTTTCACGAGCTGCAGCGGCGCATCCCGCGCATCCCGCGCAACGGGCTGGTCGACTATACCGCAAAGGGTCAGCGCGTGCGCTACAACTTCGGCAAGTTCGAAGATACTATGCTGTTTCTTCAGCCGCATCTGGAAGAGCTTGAGTTTAATCTCAGCTGGGACAATGACTACATCGAGAATAACTTTATGATTACGAAGGCCATTCTCGACCATACTGCAGGTCACTCAAAGATCGCGAAATCGCCGCCGCTGCCGCCCGATGTGACCGGCGGCAAGAACGCGGTTCAGTCTTGGGGATCGGCGCAGACCTATGGCCAGCGCTACGCGCTCAAGGCGATGTTCAACATCGTCTTCGAAGATGATCCGCTCGACGACGACGCCCGTGCCACCGGCGTGCAGTTCATTACCGACGAGCAGATCGACGAGCTGGCGCGGCTCGGCAAGGCCAGCGGCATGTCCGACCCGAAGGCATTTCTCGATTACGTCGAGGCGTCCTCGTTTGAGACCATCACGACCCGCAATTTCGAAAAGGGCCGGCGCTGGCTGGCCGAACAGGCAGCAAAGGCAACCCGCAAATGAGCGATATCGTTCTCGCGTTCGACCGCGAACTCGTGCCCGCGAAGCTGTACTTCGAGGGCGAGATGGAGACCGTCCTCGTCGAGATCGAGCGCGATGCCCGCGCCTCTCCGATCGATATCTCGACGCAGAAGGGCCGCGACGCCTGCGCCTCGCTGGCCGCGCTGATCAGCAAGCGCAAGACCTATCTCGACAACATGGGCAAGGACCTCGGCGAGGAATGGCGCGTTAAGGTCCAGAACATCAACACCATCCGCAAGACCGCCCGCGATCGCCTCGATCGCCTTAAGGACGAAATCCGACTTCCCTTGACGGAATGGGAAGATCGCAAGAAGCGCCGCGAGGACATGTTCGAGTCACTACTCTCGAAACTCGGGACGCTGGCGACCTTTTCGGGTCAGCCCAAGGTGATCGAGGTCGAAGCGCGCCTCGTCGAATTCAATAATCTGCGCGGCCGCAACGATTGGGACGAGTACCAGCAGCGCGCTGACAAGCTGCTCAAGGAAATCGGCGACAGCCTCGATGCGTGGCTCACGGCAGCGCGCAACAACGAGGCGCAGGCGGCGCAGCTGGCGATCGAGAAGGCGGAACGCGCTAAAAAGGAGCAGGAAGAACGCGAGGCGCGGATCGCTCAGGCAGCCGCCGAACGGACGGCCAGGATCGCCGCGGAAAAGGCAGAGGAAGAGCGCCGGCAGCATGCGTCAGCCCTGGAAATCGCCGAGAAGCGTGCCCGCGCTGCCGAGGCGGCCCAGGCGCAGGCAGTCAAGGACGCCGAACGCCGCCGAGAAGAAGCGATAACAGAAGAGCGCCGGCGAGCCCAGGCGGAACGAGACAGATTGGAACGAGATCGACTAAAAAAAGCCGCCGACCGACGACACCAAGAGAGCATTCACAACGACGCGATATTCGACATATGCGAACACTTGAAACTCACGACCGAGCAGGCGCGCGAGTACGTCCTGATCGTTGCCGCAGGACGGGTCCGCAATATGAAGGTCATCTACTAAATGAAGCATTATCCCGTGGAGCAAGGCTCCAATATCTGGCAACGGCTTCACATGGGTATCCCGAGCGCGTCCAAGATCGGCCGGATCATCACGCCGAAGACTGGCGAATACTCGAAGTCGGCCCGCGCCTATGCATTCCGCCTCGTCGGCGAGCGGCTCCTGAACGAGTCCTCGGAGTCGTTCAATGCGTCGGAATGGATGCAGCGCGGCAAGGAACTGGAGCCGGAGGCGGCGCGCTTCTACGCCCTCGACCAGCGTTGTGAGCTGGCGCCGGCGGGCTTCGGCATGCTGGACGACGGCAGCTTCGGCGCGTCGCCGGATCGCCTGGTCGGATCAGACGGCTTGCTTGAGCTGAAGTGTCCCGCCTTCTGGACACATCTTGAATACATGGTTGACGGGTTCGAGACGGATTACCGCGATCAGGCGCTCTGCCAGATGTGGGTGTACGAGCGCGTCTGGAACGATCGCATGTCCTATCATCCGCAGATGCCGCATCGGATCGATCGGATCGAGCGCGACGACCGGCGGATCATGCAGATCGCCAAGGCGCTCGAACGGTTCAAAGAAGAGATGCACGAGATTTATGAGCAAGCGATCACAAAGGGCCTGTTCATAGCGTCGGAGCATACGCTAACCCCGACCGATGCCGCGTATCTCCGAGACTGAGCGAGAAGTACTGACCGAATACCTTCGCGGTCGCAGCGCCAACGCCATCGCCAAGGTGCGCGACCGCAAGGTGTCGACCATCGCCACGCAAATCCGCGACGCGCTGCGCAAGCTCGGTCTCTCCCATGATCAATATGCTGCCCAGCAAGCGCTGCTGTTGCATCTCGCCGGGCCCTCCCGGAGCATCGATGCCATGATCTCGGAGTTCATCGATGCTCGATTTTCAGCGGCTACCCGGAATCTACCGCTTTCGTCTGCAAGAGTATCTGACGCTCCACAAGGATCCCGGGGCGTTCTTGCGCGCCGCGCTGTCGAATAACCTCACGGATTCGATCCTGCTCGGTTCCGACAATGACGTCCTCTCGCTGCCCGAGCTGGTCGCTTTTTTCCTGTTTGCTGACTTTCCGGCAGAAGCAAAAGGCTCGCCGGCGCGGGTCGAGGCCTGGATCGAACGCGGCCGGCGCACGCCCAGAGTCGCCAGGGAGGGCGTTACAGCCGAGGTTGATAGAGATACCCCGTCCCCAGCAGCGCCGACGGTGGAACCGCAGCCGCCTGCTGCGCCTGCTGCGCCTGCTGAGCGTCCGCGCCCTGCGCGCCCTGAGCGCCCTGACCGTACAGCGCCTGCTGAATAGCCTCGTGCATCGCCGGCGGGACGCCGGTATTGGCGGCGAAGATCTGGGACAGATAATCGCTAGTCGACATACCGGCGCCCGGATGCGTGATGTTCGCGCCGGTGTTCGGATTGTCCGGTCCCGTGGCCACGGGCGCGGGGTTCGGGTTCTGATCGAGGTTCAGATGGCTCGCCGGATTGCTAGGATCGGCGCCGACCGGAACGACATTCGTACGCCCGAGGACCGCTTCGAGCCCGCGCGTGAGCGCCGGACCGCCGACAGCCACAGCCAGGCCGGCCGGTCCCAAGAGCCCGCCCATACCGATCCCCAGGCCCTGAACCTGCGTGTTCGGATCATGCGACAGGATCTGCGGGACGGCGCCGATCGCCGCGCCGGCCGGTCCGGCTAAAGCGAGCCCTCGCTGCGCCTCTCTTTGCAGGAAGCTCGGCCCGGCGGATTCGGCCGGCGTCGCCGGCGTGTAATAGCCTGCGGAATACTGCGCCCGTGGATCGACCCCGAGCCAGGACGCGGCGAAGCTGCCGCCGTGCGGGTCGAGCGCATACCCTGACGCTTGGCCCTGGTAAGCGCGCGGATCGCCAGCCGCCGCAGGACCCCCCGAAGGCAGGCCCCAGGCATTGCCAGGCTGGTAGCCCGAGCCCGGTCCATAGACCGCCGGTCCATAGGTATCGCGCCCCTGGCCACCGACCAGGCCAGCCAGACCGCCGACCCCGTGCACGCCGGGTTGCGCGCCGGCGAGCCCCGAGAACGAGGACGCCGCAGCAGCAGGACCCCCGGAAGGCATGCCGGAAGCGCTGCCATAGCCGCCTTCGCTGCCGTCGTTGCCGTCGCCGTCCATCTATTGCGCCCCGGAGAAGCCGGCGATCAGCCCGCCCGGCGACGGTTGCTGCGGCGGTTGCAAGATCGGCGGCAGCTGCGGTTCCTGTTGCGCTCCGGCAAGCGCAGCGCGTGCGCCAATAGGCCCGGAGAAGCTGCCGCCCAGGATGCCCATGCGCCCGCTGCCATGGCCGAGCCGATCGATCGCATCGAGCGTCGCCAGATTGTCAGGCAGGTTCGTGTTGAAGAGCCGGCTCTGCAGCTCGGCGACCGTCGGTTCGCTCGACAGACCGCGCGAGCGGGCGATCTCCTTGCCGATATGGGCGATCAGCGGGACCGGATTGCCGTGCAGCGCGTGCACGCCGGCGTGCACGATGCCGAGCGCGGAGCCAGCTTTCGCGGCCATGTCCTGCCAGAGCAACGGCGCGGTCGGCGAGCCGCCGAGAGCGCGAGAAGCCGTGCGCTGCCAGTTCGCGACCTGTTCGAGCTGGTCGGCCATCGCATCGACGCCGCCCGGCGGGTTCATCTGCGCGAGCTTCTGCCGCTCCAGCGGCGTCAGCATGTTCTTGACCTGCGTATTCGGGTTTGCCCGTCGCATCATGCTGTCGACCTGGGCGCGGCCGTAGCCGAGCCGGAAGAAGTCCTGGTCGCCCGGCGTCATGCGGTTGAACTCGTCCATGGTGTTGGAAAAGTCGTTGGTATTGGCGCGGGCGGCTTTCTGCCCGAGCATCAGAGCATCCTGCGAGCGCTGGACATCCGAGTAGGTTTGCCGCGCGTTGGCGAAATACGGATTCTGATGGTCGACCTCGTTGAGGAAGCCGTCGCGGATTTCCTGCAGCGTGCGGGTCCGGTCGGTCGCGTAGCCGAATTCGTTGCGTGACGCCTCGATTTGGTCACGCAGCCCGCGCTGCAGATAGTCGATGTCTTCCATCGACAGCCGCGGCTGATTGGGCGCGAACAGGTCGGTCCCGGTATAGCGGCGCCCCTGCATGCGGGCGAAATCGCGCGCCGACTGAAAAACGCTCTCCGGCATCCGATTGAGCCATGGCGCGAGCCCGGGCGAGGTGATCGAGCCGACGGCGTAAGCCTGATCGTAGGCCGGCTGAGCCAGCGCCAGCTTGGCTCGGTTGAGGTTGCGGAACCAGTTGGCCGCGCTGTCGCCGAGGTCGGTCGAAATATTCGGATGCAACGTGTCGGCGAGGATTCCCGCCACATGATCGGGGGAGGCCTGCGCGCGGTCGAATAGCGTCTGCGTGACCTGCCCGATATTGCCGCCCGGCTTCTTGGCCGCCATCGCGCCAAGGGAGAGAAGATTTTCGCCGCCGATATGCGGGTCGGCAAGGACATTGGGGAGGTTCGGGTTCGTCCGCAGCGCGGCGCGCACGTCGTCGGTCGAGCGCCCGGCGTCGCGCAAGTTACGAGCGAGCGCTTCGAGCGCGTCGGTTTGAGCCGCGCGGCCGAGACCGAGAGCGCTGCCGACCGCGCGACCGGCGCCGAGGACGCCGGCGCCCACGGGTCCCAGCGCGCCGCCGATCTCGGCGCCTTGCAGCGCGCCCTGACCGATATCTTCCCCGCTCGTCGCCGCCTGGATGCCGCCGGCGGTCGCGCCCTCGGCGCCGCCGGTCAAAGCGGCACGGATCCCGCGGAGAAGCATGTTGCCGCCGAGCGCGTCGCTGGCGGCGCCGGCGAGCCGTGGAACAGCCTTAAGCCCAAGCGTGCCGAGCGCGCGGCCGCCGAGTTCCAAGGGCCCGCCGAGCGGCAGCGACATGGCAAGCCCGGTCAGCGGCGCTAGTGTAGGATGACGCTGCTCAACGTCGGCCTGGCCCTGATTGATGGCGGCAAGTCGCTGACTGTAGGCATCGCCGAACGATTGCCCGGTCGATGGCTCGAGCCCGAACTGCTGGGCGAGCCATGAGGGCGCGGTCTCGAGCCCGGCGCGAATCGGATTCCCTAGGCCAAGCGTTGAGAAATTCGCCCCGTAGGTTGCCAGGTTCTCGTCGCCGAGTCCGAGATTGCGTTCGAGCCAGCCTGGTTGCGACGGCGCTTGGCTCGCTTGTGGTTGCTGCTGCGGCGGCGGCGCTTGTGGTTGCTGCGGCGCTTGCCCCGAACCATCGATCCTGAGCGCCGACGGGATTCCCTGAATCGCCGAAGGCACGGCGCGAATCTGGCGATTGATCCACGTAATCGGGTTGTCCGCAGTCGGCGGCGCGCCGACGGCATTGGAAAGGATATCGGTTCCGGTGACCTGCGCGGCTGGCGGCGGCGCGTGCTGACCTTGGACGCCGTACTGCGCCTTGCGCGCGGCCAGCGCTTGCATCTGGGCGTCTTCGTCGCTTTCGGCCATTTACTGCCCTCCGGCGGCGGCGCGCTTCTTCGCCTGCCACGCTTCGAGCGCCGCATTTTCCTCCGGAGTTAGCGCGCCGACGTTCGGCGTTTTGACGCCGCGGCGGATGCCCTGACCGCCCGGCTTGGCGCCGGCCTGCGAGCCGCCGCGCCCCGTGGCGTGCGGGACGACCG